ATGATAGTATGAGTATCATTTGCTGTCAAAAAGGTGTGTCTGATTTACGAATTATTAATTACATTGAAGATGACCACAGAACATTAGACAGTTACTCAGCACAGTTAAAAGACATGCAATATAATTGGGGGCATATGTATTTGCCTCATGATGGTCAAACCAAAGACTTTAAATATGGTACATCAGCAGAAGAAATAATGAGACGATATGGATGGGATGTTCGTATTGTTCCACGTTTAGATATAGAATCAGGAATTAAAATAGCACGTATGAACTTTCATCGTTGTTACTTTGATAAATCAACAGAACGATTAATTGAATGTCTTAAACATTATAGACGTTCTATTAATGCAAGAACAGAAGAACCAGGAGCACCATTACATGATGAATATTCACATGGTGCAGATGCATTTAGATATTTGTGTGTATCAGTAGACAAAATGTCCAATGAAACATGGCAAAATCAAGAGATACATTACTCTAATTTAGGAATCGTATAATGGCAGAAAAATACAATGACGAAGAAATAATCAGTAAGATAGAAAATGAAGAACAGATTGCTTATGGCATTAATGATTCTGCATTATCTGCTGAACGTGCAGAAGCTATCAACTATTATTTAGGTGAGCCTTTTGGTAACGAAATAGAAGGTCGTTCACAAGTTGTGTCATACGATGTTCAAGATACAATCGAGTCAGCTTTACCTCAATTGCTTAAAGTTTTTGTAAGTGGTGATGAAGTTGTAAATTTTGAACCAAAAAGTCCTGAAGATGTTGAAGCAGCAGACCAAGAGACTGATTATGTGAATCACATTGTAATGGAAAAAAACAATGGATTTGAAATATTTTATGTATGGTTTAAAGATGCATTGCTTTCTAAAAACGGATATGTAAAAGCATATTACGAAGAAGAAGATGAAGTTGAAGAAGAGATGTACAAAGGTTTAACTGACCAACAGTTAGACATGTTAGCTTCAGACGATAATATTGAAATATTAGAACGTGAATCATATCCTGACCCATCAGCACCAAAAATGCCATTAACACCTGAGTTAATGACACCGCCACAAATTGAACGTGATGACGGAACAATAAGCATTGAACAACAATCTGCACAAGCATTTATGCAGCCAATGTTGCATGATGTAAAAATATCAGTTAAAGAAACACATGGTGAAATTAAGATTAAAAACGTAGCACCTGAAAACATCATGGTATCTGTTGACTGTAATGGTGTAGATTTAAATACAGCACGCTTTGTACAACATCGTGAACTCATGCACCCATCAGAAGTTGCAGAAATATTTGATATTGATGAAGATGAAATTAATGAAATTATAGCTGAAAATGATGAGTTTGAATTAGAATCAAATGCTCGTGACATTTACTCAGAACAATATGATAGAGCAGTAGACACATCTGATGTATTAGTTCGTGATACATACATTAAAGTTAATGGTGAACGTCATCGTTATGTTGTTTTAGGTAATCGTGTAATTTATAAAGATGAATCATGTGACCATGTTCCATTTGCATGTTTATCACCAATGTTAATGCCACATAGACACGTTGGTCGCTCTTACACAGACTTAACTAAAGACATTCAAATGATTAAATCTACATTGATTCGTGGTCAATTAGATAACATGTATTTATCAAACAATGGTCGTTATGCAATATCTGATAGAGTTAATTTAGATGATATGTTAACTTCCAGACCAGGTGGCATTGTTCGTGTACAAGGTGAACCAATGTCTGCAATCATGCCATTACAACATGCTCCATTCCCACCATCATCTTTCACGATGGTTGAGTACATGGACAACATGAAAGAAAAACGTACAGGAATCACTGCATACAATCAGGGCCTCGATTCAAATTCATTAAACAAAACAGCAACTGGTGTACAACAAATTATGTCAGCAGCACAGCAACGACTTGAATTAGTTGCCAGAACATTTGCTGAAACAGGTGTAAAAGACTTATTCTTGTTAATTCATAGATTAGTAAGACAAAACGTAACTAAACCTGACATTGTTCGTATTAGAAACAAATGGGTAGAAATTGACCCTCGTGAATGGAAGAATCGCAAAGATTTATCTATTTCAGTTGGTTTAGGTGCAGGAAACAAAGACCAACAACTAATGCATTTAAATGCTATACTTCAATTGCAAAGGGAAGCATTACAAGTAGGTTTAACAGATAAAAGCAAAATATTTAATGCATTGTCAAAACTTACACAAAATGCTGGATTTAAAAACCCAGATGAATTTTGGAATGACCCAGCTAATATGCCACAACAACAAGAACAACAACAAAGTCCACAAGACAAGTTAGTTCAAGGACAGTTGGCGATTGAACAACAAAAAGCACAAGGTGATATGGCTATTGCACAAGCAAAAGCACAAGCAAATCTACAACAAGAGCAATTACGTTCAGAAAATGATATACTAATTGAACGTGAAAAAATTGCTGCACAAGCTGAATTAGAAAGATTCAAAGCACAGTTAAAAGCTGAGACTGATTTAGCAATTGCACAGCTTAAGGCTCAAGTAGGATTACAATGAAAGATAAAGCGTACGAAGAAATAACTAAAGGTGGTGAAGCAGATAAAATACTTAATAATGAAGTATATAAACAAGCATTTATCACAGTAAAAAATAATATTATTGAAGCAATGCAAGTGTCACCATTAGGTGATGAAACAACACATAATAGATTAGTGATTGCATTACAAACATTAAACCAAATTGAGAAAGCATTGACCGACATTATGCAAACTGGCAAAATGGCACAAATACAGGTTAATAATAATCTTAAATAGTTTTTTAACTTTAAAAAGGAAATACAATGAGTGACCAACCAAATATGGAGTCACCACAAAGTCGCTTAGAGGCGATGCTTGGTGACATTCAAAATGAGCCTGTTAATCAGGACATTGAGGAGCAACCACAAGAAGTTGAGGTAGAAGAAGAAGAAGTTGAAACTGTTGATGAAACTACTGACGATGAAGATGAAGTAGTTGATGATACAGATGAATCTACCGATGATGATGAAACATCAGAAACTGATGATGAAACAGATGAAGAGGATTCCGATGAGGAACAAACCTCTGAACTTGTTAAATTAAAAGTTAATGGTGAAGAAATTGAGAAACCTCTTGACGAAGTAGTGGCATTAGCACAACAAGGACTTGACTACACTAAGAAAACACAAGAAGTTGCAGAACAACGCAAACAGTTAGAAACATTTGAGCAACAGCTTAAAATGCAAGAAAGACAGTTTGCTGAACAAGCTCAACTTAATAATTTGTTGATGGAAGATGTAGCGAAAATAACGAGCCTAGACCAGCAATTAGACCAATATAGAGATGTGGATTGGGAAAAATTGACTGATAGTGACTTCGTTGAGGCACAAAAACAATATATGGCATTTAATAAGTTACAGCAACAACGTAACGATTTAGTTTCACAATTTGAAGCCAAAAGGCAAACTGCATTGTCAAAACACCAAGAAGTAATAGCTGATAAAGTTCGCAAAGGTAAAGAACAGCTTGCTAAGAAGATACCGAATTGGAGTCCTGAGACCATCCAAGAAATTATCAACACTGGTAAAGCATATAACTTTTCTGATGATGAATTAGCAGGTATTACCGACACGAGACACATCGAAGTTTTGTGGGATGCATTGCAATGGCGCAAATCTCAAGATAAAAAGCCAATTGTTAAGAAAAAGGTCGCAAGTGCCAAACCCGTAGTGAAACCGAGTTCAAAAGACCCAAAAGCTAAAGCTAGTTCAAATGCTAAAAAAATGCGTGAGCAATTACGTAAATCAGGCAGACAGGACATAGCTAGTCAATTAATCGAACAAATGATTTAAGGAGTTTTAATTATGGCAGTTTCAGCTACCAATACCTATACAGGTGCAGGTATCGCAGAAGATTTTGAAGATATTATCTACGATATTTCACCTGAAGAAACACCACTGCTTTCTATGGCGAAGAGAAGCACTGCTGGTCAAACATACCACCAGTGGCAAACTGACACCTTAGCAGCAGCCGCAGCTAACGCACAAGTTGAAGGTGATGATGCATCTTATGCAACATTAGCAGCAACAACTGTGTTAGGTAACTATACACAAATCTCACGTAAGACCGTGAATATTTCCAACACCTTCGATGTTGTTAAGAAGTATGGAAGAAAAAGCGAAGTCGCGTACCAACTTATGAAAGCTGGTAAAGAACTTAAACGTGATATGGAATATGCATTAGTGCGTAACCAAGCATCATCAGCAGGTGGAGCAGCAACAGCACGTTCATCAGCTGGTATTGAATCATGGATTGCAGGTAACAGCATTAAAGCAACAGCAGCATCAACAGCAACAACACCAGGTTTTTCATCTGGTACAGTTGCCGCTCCAACAGATGGTACAGCAGGTACTTTTGTTGAAGCAGATTTAAAATCAGCATTAGAAGCAGCATGGTTAGATGGTGGTGAACCAACAACTATTCTTATGTCTTCTAAAAACAAAAAGCTATTCTCAGCATTTGCTGGTATCGCTGAAAAACGTCACATGGTAAATGGCACTAACGAAGCAATCATCACAGCAGCAGCTGATGTATATGTTAGTGACTATGGTAATCACACTGTTAAATTAGACAGATTCATGCGTGATGAAGCAGTTTTATGTATCGACCCACAATATGTTGGTGTTGCATCATTAAGACCAATCACAAAAGAAGAACTTGCTAAAACAGGTGATTCATCTAAATACTTGATGACAGCAGAGTATTGTTTAGTGGTTAATAACCCAGATGCTCATGCTAAAGTACAAGGTGTTGGTGTTTAATCAACATTGATGTTACAATAAAAGG